CCTCATCTAAAAACTTTTGATACCATCTTATTAATGCATATATAACTAAACTTTTACCGGAGGATGTAGGGGATAACAATAATGTGCGATCAGCTTTAACACAATGTAAGAATGATGCTATCTGATAATCTCTCGGTGTAATTGGTTTTCCCTTACAATAAAGATTTAAAGAATCAAAAAATTCTTTAATCTTATCTATATCACCTTCTTTTAAATGTCTTGCATCTGTAATATCAGTCTTTAATTGATATGAATGTTTTTCTGACCATTCTTTAAGATATGGCAACAGTCCTAAATATAATTGTCCTGTCTGCATATTAAATAAACGTATCTTACCATCCCACATTTTTGCACGAACTTTAGGATGGAATTGATGATTAGGAACTAAAAAGGAAAAATATTCATTCAACTCATATGCTATATGTTTATCACATGATAGTTGCAGAAATGTTTCATTTAATTTACCCGCAACTATCATGTCAAATCACCCGCTAGAAATTTTTTCCATTTAATAGCATTACTAATATTAAAAGAAGCATTCTGAATCAATCTAGCGGTCTCCTCTATCAATTTAACCTTATCTTCTTGTTCTTCTATTTTATTTTTAGCTAATAAAAGTTCCTCATCACCATCTAAAAATAAATCCATATCATTTTTTAATACTTTCAGATCAAATGGCTTTTCTTCATATTCGGAAGGATCAGCCTTTCCGGAATAGTATTTCCACTTCTGAAGTTTTAATATTTTATATTGACTTTGGATAAACCGTAACACATTCTTTTCATCGTGTCTTAATTGATGATATTTATTAGCCAACTCTGGAATTGTGGTGGAATATCCGTCCAAATCAGTTGTATCTATCTTAGTATCTATTTGACACATTTCTTTCAAATCTTTCATATTCATACTACTATTATAATAAATTTATGGGATTAATACAAGGAAGAATATTATCCTATCTTTTTAACGGAAAATGCACCTGTATATCGAAATACAGCATTAACCACAATAGGTTCGAGGGAAGTGGCATTAGTATCAAAATTAATACCACCCAAAGCTACTGGAAATATGTCTTTAAAGGTTACATTATAATTGGGATTAGACTTATTAGTATGTATAATTATATTACCATCAGATTTCAGGTCTTTACCTTTTTCAGAATCATATTGATCGAAATTATCTGGAAACCCTATTGCTTGCATCCAATTATATATCTCCATATAATTCTTTAGGTCTTCATCTATGATAAAGTCAATACTCAAATCTTCGAAAACTAAGTTATCACCTTCTATCGGGATACCTGCAAATGGCGTTGATTGCATTTGACTGGTTAATGAAATTCCGGGCATACCTACACGCTGACAAAAATAGTCCACAGTCGGCATGCGTAGAAAGTTTGTCTGGAAACTTATTACGTTTAAATAATTAAGGTTAGTCGGTTGATTTGCGTAAGCCATTTAATTGTTCCTTTTATTAATCTTATATATACTATATAATATTATTATTTATAACACTTTGCAAGGACAAATTATGAAATTGAATAAATCAACTATCGGCTGGTTCATCTTTCTACATCTAGGAGCTCTCCTAGCCTTTATTCCTTCCACATTTTCCTGGTCAGCAGTTGGTCTATTTGCCTTTATGTACTGGCTTACGGCCAGCGTAGGTGTTTGTCTTGGATTTCATAGATATTTAACACATCGAAGTATGAAGATGCCACGATGGTTAAATTACTTTGTTGTATTTTGCGGAACGTTAGCATGCCAAAATGGTCCTCTAAAATGGGCAGCACAACATAGAATGCATCATCAAGGTTCTGATACTCCAATCGATCCACATAACGCAAGTCAAGGTTTTTGGTGGTCACATATTGGATGGATGTGCTATGACAGACATAAATTTGATAATATTGAAAGACTAAGAAAATATACTAAAGATATTAATGGCGACAAATTTTATCAATTCCTAGAAAAATATTTTATCCATATTCAAATAGCTTTGGGAATTCTATTCTATTTAATAGGCGGTATCTCTTGGGTAGTATGGGGAATCTTTGTAAGACTGGTAGTAGTCTACCATGCGACTTGGTTAGTCAATAGTGCTTGTCATAAATGGGGATATAGAAACTTTGAAATAAAAGATGATTTATCCACATGTTGTTGGTGGGTTGCAATATTAAGCTTTGGTGAAGGATGGCATAATAATCATCATTATTATTCAAAATCCGCTAAAGCTGGTCTTAAATGGTATGAGCTTGATTTAACCTATTTTTTGGTTTATTCTCTAGAGAGATTAAAGTTAATTAATAATGTTAATATTAATTAATAATATATCTTATATTCCCAAGCCCACCAACATATCAATAATAACATATTTAAAACAGCAATACAAGGAAAAAGTTAAGAATAATTGATACCAGCTCTATTCAGCTCTTGACGATTAAACATATGTCCCTTATGGATATCTATTTTAGATTGTCCATGGTACTCAACTGCCATATGTTCTTCGACCATCAGTTGATTAACATTTACCCCATCAACTATAATCTCTCCTAATATTCTCCCGAACTTCCCTCTCTTATCCAAGTAAGTTCTTAAAGCAATACAGGTTCCTTTCTTACATTGCTTTTTAAGAAAACTGGCAGCCAACTTACCATAAAACTTTTCTTCTTTATCTCTTGTGCGAGATTCAGGAGTATCAATACCATATAAGCGAATGCGTTGGTTATGGAGAATAATATCAAACCCAAGGTCTATATCAACATCAACTGTGTCCCCGTCAATGAATTTTCTGATGCGTGCTTTGTATTCGTGCATGGAGACTCCAAAAAAAAAGGGGACAGGGTATAAACCCCATCCCCCAATTTATTAAAAAACTAAGATTACATCAAGTTATCAACTTTAACTTTTCTGTAATATACGTTACCAGTGCTAATAGAAACACCAGCTTCGTTTTGTGCAACGAATGGATTATCGGCAATCCCGTAACGGGTCTTAAATCCGATTTTAGGCTGGAAAGTATTTTCTCCCATAGCCCTAACCATCTGTAGAGGAACGTAAGGACAATAGAACATGCCAGAATCATAAGGACTAGATCCTTTATAACCGACAACGTAGAATTGACCAGTAGTTGCTCCATAATAAGGATCAACAAACACTTTCATGCCGTTCATCGTACCAACATACGTGTTGGTGTGTGAATCACCCGCAGCCGGATGACCAGTTTCCAACATACCAGACATTGACAATGCAGATGCAACGTCAGCAGAACAGATCATGAAGTTACCTTTGCCACGTCGCGTGTCAAAGCCAATTGCATTTCGATCACGCTCAATTTGATACATCAACCCTTTAAACTTCTCTACTGACCATCGGCCATTAGAGTCAACATCAAGGTTAAAAGTACCAGGAGTAGCAGTATTAGTAGCGGCTCCGTATCGTGCATTTGTATAAACGCGGCGAATGATTTCGCGGTTGATCTCATTGAGGATTTCAGTAGAAAGAATATTTGACAATTCAGTCTCTGCATCCAAACCATGAACTGCTTTCAAGTCTTGAGCAAGTTCCGTAGAGTACTCGGCTTTGAGGGCACGAGACTTAGCCGTTACGGTAGTCTTGTCAATACTGAATGCCATTTCTTGGAACGCACGTCCACCAGTAGATCCCTGTGCTTCAGCATCTGCCGTATCGAGCGCTTGACCAGTTTCCCACGTGTTAGCAGCAGTAAAAGGATTAGCACCACTGGCCAAAGCATCATGATCTGGCGTACCATCATTGTCACCAGAGAAAGCTGTATCTGCTTCGTTATGAAGCGCTTCAGTTCCATCCTGTGCACTGTAATGAGATTTCATTGCGAAAATCAGTCCTGTAGGTCCAGTCATAGGCTGAACACCACAGACGTCATAAGCAATAAGATGAGGCATGGCTCGGCGAACCAAACTAATTAGAATTGGATCCCAACCTTTTACATCCGCTCCAGCCACAGGTGCATGACCTGAGTTAACCGGTGCAGCTTCTTGCAAGAAAGCTTCTTGATTTTCCAACAATCGCAAAGTAACGTCTCTGCGATAAGTGTCTTTAATTTCAGGAAGATCGGCATGCTCCATTACTGGTTGCCACTTCTCCTTGATGTTTTCTGATAAATACATTTCTGTATACTCCTTGTAAATTGATTAATTAATTAAATTTGTTTTTCATTCATTCCATTACAAAGTTACTTGTTAGATAAATTGGAAATAGCACTCATAATACTGTCCATTCTGCCATCACTTTTTCCATCTGCAACTGGATTATTAGTACCGGCCGTTCCTTTATTATCTGTTACTTCTTTTTTGTCTGATTTGAAATAGCTATTCTTAATAACATTGAGTTTCTCGCGATACTGTTCATCAGTATCGTAATCAACGTCCTCTGCTAGTTCGGTAAACTTCTCAACATCAGTATCAACCATTCCCTCTGAGATATCTCGGAATGCATCTTTAGCTTTAAATGTATTTAATTCTTTCACTGTGTCCATATGCTTTTGTGTCTGCTCGTCGAGTTTCTCTTCCAACTCAGCAACTTCAACAACCAGATTCTCGAATACATCTTCCTTCTCTTGTGGAACATCAATATAATGCTCTTCAAACAACTTCTTCAAACCAGAAATAAAACTCTCTGTAACTTCGTTGCGAACACCTTGTTCAACAGCAAGTTTATTTTCTGCCATCCATTCTTTTACTGTATAGTTGAGATATTTGTCTACATTCTCAGTCATTTCAGACTGCATAGACTCAATACGCTCATCTTGATCTTTCTTAGATTCTTCTCGAATCTGTTTACGAATCTTAGCAATCTTAGACTTAACAGCAGCCTCAAAGATTGTAGCAGCCTTTTTCTTAAAATCTTCAGAAAGTTCTTCGCCGTCGACTAAAGCAGCAACATCAGGAGCAACATCTACTTCGATGTCTTCTTTCTTGGATTTTTTCCCTTCTTCTTTTTCGTCGTCGTCCTCGTCTTCTTCGTCGTCGTCTTTAGCTGGG